GCCAAGTACATGGAACCTCCGGTGTGACTGTCGATATTTATAACACACTACAATTTAATATTGTCAAAATTCTTGTTGAATGCTTTGGAGCTTGAGAAACTGGGGCGATTATTGTAATCTTTCTTTTCAGGTTCTTGCATAATACTCTTTTGAGCGCTCATATCCAAATCATACAATCTCATTTTTGCCCGATCCACACCAATCACAAATCGTTTATGATGAGATGGATCATTATATCTATTTTTAAGCTGTTTGATCATCAGTTGACCCAACTTCTCTAGTTCCTCTGTAGATATAATAGCGAACATAAAATCAGCAGTTGCTGGAAGTCCAAAGGATTCACTTGTGTCAGTAAGTTCCACATCCGAATTAGCATATCCACTCCGAGTTGTTTGTGTTGCTGAAACAATAGGTACATCAGATTCCACTGCAAGACCACGCAGTTCTTCAGCAATGCCTTTGATGTACGTGTAACTGTTCACTGTGCCTGACATCTTGAAACGACTGCTTGAACAAATATTCAAATAATCAATGAAGATGATGTCAGGTCGAAATTCTTTTTTCAAACTTAATTCATTTAACAATGCACGAAAATGTCCCGCATGAGCAGATGCTGTCGGATATTCTTTGATGATCAGTTTGCCTTCTGTTTTATTTTTAATACGAGAAATTCTGTCATCAAACATTTGTTTTGGAAGATTTTTCAAATCATCCATGGTAACATTCATCAAGTTGGCATCAATACGTTCAGCAATGCGTTCTTCTGCCATTTCCAGAGTGATGTACAACACATTCTTTCCTTGACTGAGCGCAGAAGCTGCCATGTGACACATGAACAAACTTTTACCTACACCTGTGCCTGCCAAAGCAATGTTCAATGTTTTGCTCGGCAATCCCCCGTTGGTAATTTTATTGAACATGTCCAAATCAAATGGTAGTCGTTCTTCTTCACGATGATAGAAAGTATATCTGTCATCGGAATCCGTGATGTAATCATGACCAACACTGTTATCAAAACTTATTGCCAGGGCATCCTTGAGAATATCTGGTATAGCTTCGCTAGTAAATTTTGTATCTTTTCCATCTATGATTTGAATTGATTGTACAATTGCATTGTATACTGCTTTATCTTTACAAAACTTTTCAGTTTCATCAAGTAACCAGGGCTTATTTATTTCTTCAGTTTTCAAGGATGTCACCACATCTGTGACTTTTCCATATTCATCTTCTGACAATGATTTATCATTTTGAAATATCACGGACAATGCCTCCCGACTAGGAGAAGCATTGTACTCATCCACAAATGTTTTAATGTGTTGAAAAACTTTTCGTTCTGTCCAATCTATAAAATATTCATCGCGTAAAAATGGCACCACCTTTCGTAGATAAACATCATCATTCAGAAGGTTGCTCAGAATCAATGTCTCCAATTTCATTAATATCCCCGTTTCTTACTGTGGCCTCAAGAATTTCACGCAATACTGCTGCAATAGTTTGTTCAATCTCTTGCTTCTGTTCATCTAAGTTAACAGTTTCCGGAGTAAATAACAAGTCGTAATCAAAAGAAACCCTGCCAGAACCATCTTCATCTTCTCCAAGAAATTCAACTTTTCCTAAATTGAAGCACAATCCTGCATGTTCTCCATCTGCAACTTCAATGAAAAATTCTGCATCTGTACTATCCTGAAATCGGTCATTTGTTTTAACGTTGAAACTAGGCATTTTCATACTCCTCGGTGATAATGTCATCAGTGAATTCTGCGATCAAGGATGAATTGGAAATCGCATAACGGTGTTTGATCCAACTCTGGAATGTTTCATCCTTGATGATGGACATCCAGAATTCCTTTGTATCAGTATCATTTACCCGGTATTTCTTTTCTTCTCCCTTCTTTTGATACCACCCATTTGCTGGCTTCACAACATGTCCTGATTCAAGTGCAACATCCAGCAATCCAGACCATGTGCTGATGCCTCCCTCAAACGACACTTCAACTGGGATCTTGCTCTTTTCACGAACAAAGCGAGACTTCTCAACATTGATGATGAAGTTGTATCCTGTCAATCCCTCGGCGCTCTTTTCCTGTTGACGACCAATGATGAAAATGTTGTCCGCGGAATAATACACGCCAGTGCCACCTGATACAATGTCCTTGGGAAACAATCCAATTTCCTTGTATGTGTGATTCACCACCACCATGGGAATGTCCTTGATGGTTAAATGGGGAGTACACATCCGAAACAAACTCTTGAGCTGTTTGGCGCGAGTCATGTCTGCAACTGTTTTGCCTTCAAGTGCATCTTCCACTTCCTTTCGTGACGCAAGATTGCCGATGGAATCAACAATGATGATCACATGTTCATCGCGCTCAAGGTTGTTGATTTGTGACATGATATCATGCTTCAGTTGTTCAATGTCTGTGATAGGAGTATGAATTACGCGGTCAGTGTCAATGCCGAAGCTCTTGAAGTATCCGGCAGGCGCACCAAATTCAGAATCATAAAATAGAATGGCGGCATCTGGATATTTTTCCATATACGATTTCGCAAGAAGCATGGCGAACGCTGTCTTGAAGTGTTTACTAGGACCAGCAAACACCGTTAACCCAGGTGTTAATCCTCCGTCAAGGCTGCCAGACAATGCAACATTGATCATGGGCACGGGCGTCTGAATCATATCCTTTGCTGAAAAGAATTTTGAATCAGTTAATACTTCTGTTTCCCGAATTGTTGAGTTCTTTCTTAATTTATTGATGATCGACATGTGTTCTCCTTAAAATAAGTCATCCAATGTGGCAATAGGTGTTGTACTCCATCCCAGGCAATCTAAAATTGTTTTCATAGGTTCTAGAAAACTTTTATCCAGCATTGTATTATAATCAACATACTTGTGTATGTCAAGTTCCACAGGCAACTTTCCAGAAAATGCAATACTGTTTTCACGAATAGGGTTGGGTTCTTTCAAATACAAATATTTAATTTTATCCCCTTCTTTGATCAATTCATATTTCTTGTCCAATTTCTTTTGCTTGATGTGATGATTGTGTAACAGAGCACCGCGAACATGTAAAGGAGTGGCTTTGATGTAAATTGTTGCTGGGGATGAATACTTCTCCAGGTTGTTGGCACTTCGCGGAAATGCAATTTCTTCTGGCGACATTTTCATGAATCGTTCTTCCAAATCAGCAATGAATTGTTGCAATTCCTCCTGTGTGGATGTCAATGCCATTTTTACTGCATCACGCAAATATTGACGAACGCTGCTCGGCGTACTACTCCGAACAATTTCCAATCCTTGGACTTTCAATTTAGGTTCTTTGTATCGAACTCCTTCACTGTCAAACACATTCAAGGCATATCGCTTTTTCGCTACCCAAATGGCGCGATCGGCAATCACCTCACGTTTGAATTCCATTTTATTGTCATATGCGTTCGTCATGGTTGCAATCTCATTGCATGCCTTGGACAACACTGTGGCAATCTTTTCTTTACAGAATGTGTCAATCATGTCTGTGATCTTGGATTTATCCAATCCCGCCGGCAATGTCTTAACAAGGTTTTCCAATGTGATGTAACAACTATCTGTGTCAGAATAAAATGTATATTCCACATCAGATGTTTTGCACACTTTGTTCAGATACTCATTCAAACTTCTTCCCACATGCTGAATGATGTATTGTCCTGTCAGCGTGATGCCTTCGGCAATCCTGTCATCATAGAAACGAAAGTATTGATTGGCCCAGGCGCCATACAAACTATTCAACTGAATCTTCCGAGCCATTTGAATGTTGTTATACTTGGAAATCAATTTCACCTGATGTGGATCTTTCGTTTTTTCATACTCTTGTTGAGCCACAATCATTTTCTTTTTATAAAAAACACGTTCTGTGAAAATCTTCTCAACAATTTCTGGAAACAACCCTTGTGTATCACGGGTGTAGCAATAGCCATTTGCTGCCATGGCAACCTGATGTTCATGTAATGCGTTCATGTGATCAGCACCCGCTAACAACTGATCGGGTGAACAATCCACCGTCATGTTCACCATGGTCTCAGGACTCATGTTGTATTGCATAATGATGCTGGGATACAGCGAGGCGGCGTCGAAACTTACCACCCAATCATACTTGCCTGGGACAGGCTCTTTGACATATGCGCCAACAATTGTTCTCCCGTCTTTATGTTCCTTTGGTTGAACAATGATGTTCTTGTTCCACAAATGATTGTACAAAATGCAATCCCAGGTGCGTACTGCCGAGAAAATGTCTGTGAAGTTACACTTGGCATCATATGCCATGGTGATGATCAATTCAATCAACTTCATTTTATCTTCCAGAGCATCCACCAGTTCCACATCCACTACATTGTATTCAACAAACGATTGCCAATCTTCTGTGTAATGGTCTTTGAATGTTTCATACTGTGTTTCAAGTTTCGTTCGTCCCAATTCCTGTTGAGCAATATAATCCAACTTGTAACTTTCTTGTGTGGAATATGTGAACTTCTTATACAAGTCAATGTAATCAAGATTGCTGACACCAAAAATGTCAACCGAAAGATTATCACGTCCATTCTTGGTGATCACCCGATCTCGTACAATTCTCCATGGCGAGAGATCCTTGACCCGATCCTCACCGAGAATCCGCCGAATCCGTTG